GTCTCCACTCAGCGGCCTGCTAAAATCTTTCTGGTTACCGTCCGTAATTTTTAAACTCATCAAATTTCCCTTGCACACGTTTATCCGATGTGCATAATAGTACAACTTTTTGCAGAAACACAAGGATAAAGATATGGGAATTACAGCAAGTGACGGCGGCGGGTCAGATTACGAACAGGTTCCAGTCGGAACTCACAACGCAATCTGCTACAAGATTATTGACGCTGGAACGTCGAACAATGAGTACCAAGGCGAGGTTAAGAAGCAGCATAGCATCTTCATCTTCTGGGAGTTGCCTGAGTGCCAAACGGCAGATGGTCGCCCGATGTCAATGTTCAATAAGTATACGCTGAGCCTCAATGAAAAGGCAAAGCTGCGTCAGCATTTGCAGACTTGGCGCAACAAACCATTCACCGCCGAGGAGCTGGCTAAGTTCGACGTAACCAATGTGCTGGGTGTTACCTGCAAGGTCGATGTCGGCTTAACGTCAGGCGGAAAAGCTAAGGTTACTGGCGTATTCACTGCCGATGGTGGTGCAAAGAAAGTTGCTACCGTAAACGATCAGGTTGTATTCGACCTAGAAGAATATCTCAAAGAGTTCACTGGTGAATCATGCGAAGCCAGCAAGAGAATGTGCGACATCTTTGAGGAGCTGCCACGTTTCATTCAATACCAGATCGGTGGATGTGATGAGCAGGGTCGAGATCCTGTTGATCCATGTTTCGAGATGCAGGCTGCACTGAAGAAGGGTGAGAACCCAGCGCCACCGAAGAAAGATGACGATGGCCCGGAAGACGCAGACTTTGAAGACGATATACCATTCTAGGGGGTGAACATGGCTAGTTATTATAAACGTAAGTACAAAACCCGTGCGGGAACCAAGCGCGATCAGGTAAGGCTTTACCTGTTAGGTCACCCTGACGCTACGGTTAATGAAGTGGTCAAAAAAGTGGGCGTATCAAAATCATATGCCTTTAAAGTACATGCCGAGTACAAGGGTGATTCTAAGTTCGGATTTGACGCCGCCTTTGGCAACCCCAAGGGTCAGTTGGATAGCTTGACCATCTTCAAAGACGATATGGTCAACCAACCCAAGCATTATTCTGGTTCGATAGAATGTATCGACGCTATGGTCAGCGCCTTCGGCTTGCAGCGGGTAAAAGAGTACAGCGAAATCGCTGCGTTCAAATACCTGTGGCGTCAGGGCAAAAAAGGTGATCCTGCTGAGGACAAAGCCAAGGCAATTTGGTATACCAGATTCAGCTTAGGTGATGATCCGAGGTCAAACAAGTGATTTGGTCAAAGTTGATCACCAGCCCAACCATACCGAATTGGACAACTTATTCGTTGTTGATAGCGTTTTTGTTTGGGGCGGTTATTGGATTTTTTTTAGGCTGAGCGTTCATCACGCGCTTCCAACTCGTTCCCGTCCGAGTCAGCCGATGGCGGGGCTAATTTTAGACCAAGGCAGAAACCTAACTGCCTGAACTTCGGTTCCCGTCCCGATGGTCGAGCAGGCGGGGTTTAGACCAAGGATCTCCGTCCTTATAACCACGTTCCCGTCCGTGGGGTCGAACCGGCGGGCTAATCAAACAAGAGGGCAAGATGGAATCTGTATTTATGAAGGCTTTGCGCTCAGCTCAAAAGGCTGATGAGGCAAAAGAAAAACGATCAGAAAAGGCTTTGGATAAATCGCTAAGTAGTAGAGTCAGCGATGAACAAATCAAAGAAGTATTAGAACTGGAGATTAAAAAAGTAAAGCGAGCGGAGATAGCGGCTCAAACCAATATCAGTGCTCACACAATTTATAATGTGATCCGCAGATACTCGATAGATAAGGACGGCAAGGTCGTTTTGAATGACCGGGATCACATCAGCCAATAGAGGAACCAGTGATGGATTTTAAAGAAGGCATTTACGAAGATTTAGACTACCCAACCTACGACTCAATCCCAGCGTGGCGATCTCACGATCTCACCTCGATTGCCAAGTGTCCCTTCACTTGGAAGAACCGAACATTCAACAACTCACCCGCACTGCTTGAAGGCAGAGTTCAGCACACCGTGTTTTTGGAACACCACAAGTTCTTTGATGAGTTTGCCATTGAGCCACCCGTCGATAAACGTACCAAGGCTGGCAAGGCCGAGTACGCAGAATGGCTTGAGGATCTGGGTGACAAGACAGCCTGCAAGCAGGATATGTATGACATTTGCATGGAACGCCGTGAGGTTGTATCTGAGTTTATCCCCAAGCCAGAGCACCACGTCGAGCTGACGCTGTGCTGGTATTGGAACGGTCAGCCCTGCAAAGGCAAACTTGACTGGCATACTGGCACTGACATCTGGGATCTCAAGACCTGTAGAGATGCTTCACCAAGAGGCTTTAGGAGCGCGATCAACTCATTTAGATACTACCAGCAGGCTGCGTACTATATCGCTGGGTGTAGGGCTGTGGGTTTGCCTACTGAGAAGTTTTACTTCTTGGCTCAGGAAAAGCAGGCACCGTATCCTTATGCAGTCTACACGCTGAGTGATGAAGCCGTCGCTTATGCTGACGCACAAAACGAACAGGCAATGGCGATTGGCATGAAGTGTCGTGAGCAAGACCTGTACCTGCCATACAACCAACAGGGGGTTAAAGAGTTTGGGTTATCTGAAATTAACTGAGGAGCAGCAGGCACAAGAAAATGCGTGGGATGCTCAGAAGATGTACCACGCCGCTCGCTGGGTGTGGAACCGTAGAGGCCACGCCTCACCCAACAACCCACCGCACCGCAGGATTAACTGGGAGCAATGGTTTGAGAAAAAGTTTGGCGAGTCACTAGATGCCTACGCCGCACGAAAGAAAAAGGATAAAGCATGAAAGAGTTTTTTATGAAAATTTCAGCAACGAAAGAGGCGCAGGTTAGGGTCTACGGCGAGTCTGAAGAGGCTGCTATCAAATCACTCACAAGTGGTGGCGAGATGGATCTGCTGAGTATGTGGGGTGAGCCTCACATTAAGGTCAATTACTGTCGGGAGGTTGATGAATCCAAGGCGTAAAAAAAGGGGCGTTAGCCCCTTTTCTAAGTTAACTCCTCGTTCAAGTCAAAGAATTCATCACCAAGCTTCCACTGAACAACTAGCTTGTTGTACAGTTTTTGCTGCTGCTTGATTGTTGCCTTTGCCATAGTTTCCGTTTGAGTTGTGCTCCTACCAATGTAAGTAGCATCATCAACTGTTCGTGAAGCCAGATCATAAATCGCGGATATGATCTCCATCCTAGCCTGTTGAACAGGAGTTAAACCATCTTGATTACGCATTACTTTCTTCCTTTTGTTGTAATTTTCCAAGACGCCGACGGGGTCTACTTGTTTGCTGCACCGCAGCCCCATCGTCACGTTTCACGCTGGGGACTACCCAGCACTCTTCAGTTGGAATTAAGAGGCTCTCATTTCTGCGGTCAGGATTAAAAGAGCTTTGCGTAGCGCAAGGATCATGCCGCTATCGACTGACCATTGCTGACCAAAATCCAGTGAGATGCCATCGCTCACGTCATTTAAAAGGTCGTCTGCGTTCCAAGCTCCACCCGTAGAGTGCCAGCCGCCATCAATAGGCTGCTCAACCTTGATGAGATCCTCGCCGTCCACCTTGAACAAAACAGCGCGATACTTTTGTGGCAGTACACGACCACGGCTTGAGGCGGTTAGGTCTTCGCTTAGGATGTTGATTTCGTTTGTCATTTTCTTCTTCCTTTTCGTTGTTGATGGCATCTATTATAATGATTTCCGTGTCGATGTATACACATTTGTGCAGATAATTGCATTTAATTTAGGCATAAAAAAAGGGGCGTTAGCCCCTTGGTTAAATGTAACATTCTTCTTCTTCGTAGAAGTACCCTTGGAATTCACAGCTATCTGGAGCCTCTTCTTTCCACGGCCCTCCAGACTCTGTTAAGTTGGGCTGAATGTGTGGCTTGTCACTGAACGCAAGACCAATGCCTTCTTCGCGGGTGTTGAGGTCGTTCATCTGTGCAAGCAACTCGTAAAAATCCTTACCTCCAAATTCGCCGTAACCCTCGTATTCGTTTTCTTCCCACTGATTGCCGTTGTTGTCAGTCATGTAGACAGCAAAAGTTTTTCTGCCGCTGCCTGTGTTGCAGATGCTCCTGTTAGTGTCTTGTGTTTTCCAAGAAAACATTCCCATATCTTTATCCTTATTTGATTTTCCAAGACCTTTCGGTTTCGGCTGGGAATCACCCAGCCTCGTCAGTTGGAGTTAAGCCGCCTCTTCCATCTCATCAAACAACTCGTCAAACAAATCGAACTCGTCTTCGGTAGGCTTGGCGTACTTGCCGTCTTCGATTAGCTTGGCTAAGAAAGCTTCCATCTCAGCGGTCATCTTGGCAGAAGATGCTTCAGCAATCTTCACCATGTCGTTTCGGTTCATTTGATCAATCTTCAGTACCAACATCATCTTCTTCCTTATTAGTTTTCCAAGACACCTTGCGGTGTTTCGGCTGGGGACTACCCAGCCTCTTCAGTTGGAGGTTATACAGACCTCATATCGAACGTAGCTGACTTGTTTTTGGGCAAGTGACCGCGAGACTCTAACAAAGCCAGCAATTCAGCTTTTTTAGAACGAACTCGATCTTTGGCAGCTTGATAGTCAGCAAAAGAAGCTTTGCCTATGCACAAATAGTGTGCGTAATCTCTAGCAGCTTCAAGTTGTAGTCCTAGTTCGTATGCGTTATTTGTTGCCATCTTCTTATTCCTTCCTGTTGTGTATGTCCTCTATTTTACAGGTTTCCGTGTCGATGTATACACCTTTATACAAATAAATGTAAATAAATGTAAATAAATGCAAACAACTATAAAGAGTTTTCGTAGTTCTCGACCAAACGCTTTTTATTGTGCAGCCAAAACACCAGCAGGTAGCGGTCACCGCTCTCAACGGCTAAGCCTCTGTGCAGGTTTGTGAAGGAAGGGAAGATCAGGGCATGGCCTGATGGTAGGGGGTTTAGCACTCCGTGATTGTGAAACTCAGTGCCACCGCCCTTGTAATCGTCAGTGTTGAGCGGAATCACTACCGATATGTCTGCGCTTTCGTCGTGGTGCCAAGCACCTTTCTGCTTGTCCTTGGGATTGTAGTTGGCGATCTGGATCGAAGAGATGTCTTTGCAGTCTCTCTGCCACAGGCTGTAGAAGATTGGGTTCAGCACGTTCTGAACGACAAACCACATAGATCGGTACAGCTCAGGGACGTGCTCAGCCAGCACAATCTCAGGTATCTGCCTCAGCTCATCCTCATCTGGGTTGGCTACGAACTCAATCTCGCGCTCCATCTGCTTGATCTCTTCGACCAGCATCTTGCAGAACTGCCTGCGAAACAGTGGCACCTTGTAGACATCGGGGAACACCTTCTTGCATAGCTGGCTCACAGGAGTCTTTGTCATGCGGTCTACACCACCCTTGGCCCGATACTCAGCTATGAGTGGAACCGTCTCTTGTACGGCTTTATAGAGCGGCTGGTTGATCATCCAGTGCGACTGCATGGATAGCATATAGTTTTTTATTTCATACATTGTACAATTCTATACAATCTTGTAAACTCCATCAATATTTTGTAGAGAAAAGATCATGTCAGAAACTTATCATGGCCCAGAAGACGGTTACACCAAACCGAAGGAAAAGGCTCAAAAAGAGCCAAGCCCACGCAAGTCACTTGCAATCGACGTAGAAACCTATGAGATGTTGCGCGACATTTGCGGGTCAGAACGCCGCTCACTGATTAACCAGTTGCAGCAGCTTATTGAACAGCGTCACAAAGAACTATTTGGTAGGAATCACCGTTGAAAAACATCTTCAGTAAAGGCCGTCCAGTACCTCAGACCTATCGCCCAGTTATGGAAGCCAGTGAGGTCATAGAACTGTTTGGCAGGCTTACTATGCACCAGCAGGCAGCTCTCATGCGCCTTATGAGCCGCAACCTAATGCTTGAGTTGGATTCTGAGTCTGCTATGGGCTACGACCTCGACTACAACGTCGAGGGTGCCATGATCGTCGCTAGACTGGCTGAGCCTGAACCTTTAAGCGAGTGAAGCTATCCCGCCAAGGTTGCCTCTAGTACGCATAGCGATCTCTCGATCTTTCTCTAGCGGTACTACAGTGGCAGACAAAGCTGGATCAAACGGTGGCTTGATTGTTGGGCCTGTTGGAGTTGGCTCAAAGATTGATTCATCACCACCTACCTGCGGGACGGTTAAACCATCTAGCATGGCCTGTGGATCTTCTAGGGGCTGCTCAGGTTGAGTTACCTCTCTAGCACTCTCAACCATTTGAGCACCTTGAAGGCCACGCTCAAGTTTCCCAGTCTCTGGGTTTATCTCGTCAGGATCGGCACTGCCCTCTATAATTTTATCAAACACGTCTACCGCACCGCGAGACACGGCTTGAGAGACAAAATAAACGCCCGGCTTTACTTTATCAATAGTCTGAGCAAGCTCTTTGGCAACGGACGGGTCGATCAATGCTTCAATAAGTCTGTCTTCGTAAGCCTCTCGCTGAAACCCTAGCGTTGCCGTCATGGTGTCATCAAAACCGCGAATAGCAATTCTTTGAGGTATTTCTATCACAGCTCTTAAAGCGTTAGCTGCAACCCTACCTGCGCCTGTTGTTTCTTTTTCTAAAAGCTCTCTTAGAGCCAGCAAAGGCTGAGTGGGCGACCCGCCTTGAGAAGAAATGTAGCTGACAGCCTGCATCATCTCAGTAAGGTCAACAAAGTTATTTAACTCATCTGGCTCCAATATGGCCTCAAACATTTTAGCCTTTGTGCCTCTGGCTTTTTCAGCGCCTCGACCCATCATGGCCCTGCCACGAATGCCTAGCCTAGAAAGAAATTTATTTTGAACGCCTAATGGGTTTACGCTTGACGTTATCGCGTCATCAAACTGGGTGCGAAGCCATGTGCCTTTAATATTCTGCCAAGCTTGTGGATTTTCCGTCTGTATTAGTCGGCGCAATTGCCTTATTTCTGCTGGCTTTGCGCTTCCGCTGAATAAAGTCTTAGTCAATCTGGCGGCAGCAGCGCCACCAAGCTCAGCCGCTTCCGCAAAGGCTGTGACAACTCCGCGCTCTAAAGCCTGCAAATGACCTTTAGATGGATCATAAATTGCAGTAGCTCTTGCGTACTCTGGGTTAGACGCCTTTAGCCTGCTCGATACCTTCTCTCTAATCTGGCTCACTTCACGCTTTAAACCGCCTTGACCATCCTTAGTCAAACCCTCTATTAATGGTCTAAAGTCGTTAACCAAAGCGTTATGCAAAAGCTCGGTATTGTTTTTTAATCCTAAGTTTTGACCGGGAGATATGTTTGTTGAAAATCCAGAATAATCCGTTAAAGCATCTAAAATATCTTGCTTAACCGTTCTAGCTTTACCGCGAAGGTTTTGGTCTGCTAACTCAGCTTCAAGCTTTGCTGCAATGTCAGAAACGTCAATTGGTATTTTACTACCATCAAGCTCTAACTCGAAAGAATTTTTGTATACTGGCCCTGCTCGTTCTTGACGTTTAACCGCGAGCTTTTTCAGAACTTCATCAGCAGCTTTAGCCATATCAAGGTCTGGATCAAGGCCCGTCCTGCCAGACAAGCGATCTTTTTTAAGACCTTTTAAGTAATCCCCCCGAAGAACTTCATTAAAGAAAACATCAGCAGCTTCTTCGACCTGAGCTTGGCGATTGTGATAAAAGTCCCAAAGTTTCTGAGAACCCGGTTGCATCTGCAAGTAACGCTGAATAGCGCCTGCATTACTTATAATGCCTTGAGCCTCAGCCCTTGTTAGGTCAACACCAAACTTATCCTTAGCAAAAACTATTTTTTCATCAACTGTTTTTCCGCCATCTCTAAGTATGGTTTCAAGCGCGGTCTTACCATTAGCGCCGGGGAACTTTTTGGAAGAGGTTCTAAAAGCATTACCTGCAAGTTGAGCGGCTCTTGTACCAAAAGGAATCGCGCCAAATGCTGAGCTTAACAATAAATCCTCTTTCAGCTTAGCAACTTTAAGCGGTGGGCCGTCAAACATAGCTGATATTCCCGCCCTACCTGCGTAAGCCGCACCACCACCAATAGCTGTGCCTACAGAACCACCAATCATCGCTCCACCTACTCCACCAACAGGGTTTCCTGTAAGCGCAGAGCCGCCAAATGCTCCTAAAGTCAAGCCAACCGTGCCTCCTCCTAATTCAGCTATAAACTGAGCGGTAGGGCCAGCGTAACGGGCTGAGTCTACGAGTAAGCCATCCCTAAACTCTTTTACAACATCTTTGTTGTAAGGGTCTATGTAGGAAATTTCTTCATCTTCATCTAAAAAGTAAAAGTCAACAGGGTCTATACCTTGCTCAACAAGCTCTGGGAATCTTTGTTGTGCAAGCCAAGCTGTTTGGTAGCCTTGGTCATTAGAAAGCCCTTGAAGTAGCGCCGTACCAAAGCCAGACTTTTGCTCCTCCATCTCTATCAACCTTTGATCTTGAGGCGAGGTGGCAACCATTCTTGAACTAGCTTTAAGCATATTTTGTTTGTGACGCTCAACAAAAGCTGGAGTGTTTGCTAAATCCGCCTCAGTAGTGCCATCAGGAAGATCGGAATAAACGATACCATCATCGTTGTAGTCAATATTTACAGGCATTTAAGAACTCCCAACTTTATTAATTGTAATATCGTTGAGGTTTGTGTTGATGTCATTAGATGTATAGAACTCTTTTCTAAATGCAGCCGCCGCATCGGGTTCTTTATCAGCAAGCCCTCTAAGCTCAGCCCTCTCTGACTCGCTAAGGAATTGGTTGTCTTTATTCTTCATCCAACGAATTTCCCAGCCCCTTGCAATCCTTAGAGCGTCTGCGTCAGATTTAGCGCCATCTAGCAAACCTGACCCCAAAGCGGCGTTGTAATCTTCTGCTTTCTTAACATTTAAATTAGCAATTCTTTGCAGAAAAGCCGCTTGCTTCATTGCGCCACCATAAGTTGACGCTAGGGTTGGTGATGCTGCGAGGAACAAATTCATCTCTGAATTGCTGATTGCACCCTTAGTCTGACCAACAAGGCCCATAGCTATTCTTGTCCCCAAAGTTAAGGCAAGTTGTTGATCGGGAATGCTTGTATCCTGCCTAATCCCAAGCTCAGATAAAATTTGTCTAGCAGAAAGGGTTCCAGACTGTATTTTGCCCCAGCCTTCTGGCCCAAGCCGATTAAGCTGAAGAAGGAATTGATTGGTTAACTGGTTCTGTTCAATAGCGGTCTTGGCATCTTTTGACCACTGCTCTTCTAAAGAGTTTAAACTGTCTCCCGCTTTCTTTTCTCGTTGACTTGTTGGCCCTGATCTTGAGTCAACATTAACCACTGAGTCGGCAAGTTTTACCTGTTTAGCTCCGGGCAACATTCTTACATACGCAACCTCTGCTGGGTTTAACGGGTTAACCTCAATTGTTTTAACCTCCCCAGTTTCTGGATCGGTAACCTCGTATATCAACGGATCGTATGGCTTAGAGTTATATTTGATCCGCTCTAATTTTTCTCTATTTATGAATTCGTTAGCGGCTCGCTCATCCGTCATAGCCATTTCCATAGCCTTTAAACCAATCTGTCGGTCTAAAGCAAGACGGCTATCTCTATCCTTACGAAGTCGCTCATTAAAATTTGAAAACCCCATACCAGCACTTCTAAATGCGCCAGCAGACGGGTCGGCAGACAGCATGGCTGCACCCAGATCGGAAGCCATATCATAAAATGTTGGGCGTGTTGACTGAGAAAAAAACGGGGTCAACCGCTGCGAGTATTTATCAAAACTTTTATCAAAGTCAAAAGCCGCAGGCTCTGTTCCAGCAGAACGATTAGCGCGAGCGGCTCTCTGAGCCTGCTCCATTAAATTATTAATTTCTTGCTGTCTTGATTCAATCCCAAGCTCTGCCCTAGTTTGGTCAGGATCGACATCCAAGACGGCTTGTACGTTTGGGTCAATAGGCGGAAGCGGAGCCTTTATCCCTGTCGCACCACCACCCTCTAGGTTCTGGATCTGTTGTTCTAACTGCGCCCTTGATATAGCCATTATGTTCCTCCAGTCACCCTTGTTGCTGGGTTGTAGAAGTTACCCAACGCACCCAGTGTCGCTAGACCTGTACCAACACCCGCCTGCAATGCGCTTGGGTCTGGAGCAAAGGTTGTCT